CTGCAAACAGCTTAACATATAATGCTAATAATACATTTAGTTTTAACGGATCATCTAATCATATAACTGTTGCTACTTTACCTGCTATGTCAACAAGCAATTATACTATAGAAGCAATCGTATATCCGACATCATTTGCAGCATCCCCTATTGTTATTTGTCCTCAAAATGCAGGAATTGATCAATTTATTCAATTTAATACTAACGGTACATTTATTTTTAAAATGGCAGCTGGTAGCGATACAGGTGAAAGATCCTATACATCTGTAGACGCATGTGTTATAAACAGATATAGTCACATAGTTTGTGTTAAAAATGGATCTAATATTGCATTATATAAAGACGGTAGTTTAACTGCATCTTCGTCGTCTGACACTCTTGCATCTGCAGGATGGGGTAGCACTACATGGGTAATAGGACAGAGAGGTAATTCAACATTCTTCTTTCCTGGAGAAATTCCTATTGTAAAAGGATATGATAGATCGTTGTCGGCATCAGAAATTTTCAGCAATTTTACAGCAAGTCGATTGCGATACGGAATTTAACCCAAGAATCCACTAAAATAGTTTAACGATAAATATAAAATTAAGGGCACACGTTAAACTATGGCACTAAGCGATCGCGACATTATTATAACGCCTAACAGAGGCGCAAGTTCAGAACCTATAATCACTTTACGTGGTGCCGATGCTGCATCGAGTGCTACAATGGTTATGCGAGTTATTAACTCGAGTACGGTATCAACATTAAGTTTTGAAGGTACAACAGGGCAGTTATTTGCTGTAAGTGACACATTTGCTGGCACTATATTTTCTGTCAACGATATTTCTGGAATTCCTAGTATAGAAGTAATAGATAATGGAGATATCAAGCTAGCAGAGTGGAACGGTAAAGTACGAATTGGCGGTGCAAATAATAATGAAAATGCAACTAGCACATCAACTGGAGAGCTACAAGTTGTAGGTGGAGTTGGTGTATCTAGAGATGTATTTGTTGGCGGCGGCATGACCGTTGTCGGCACATTAAATGCTGCTGTTATTGCAGGTAGTATTAGTAATGCTACAAATGCCACAAATGCAGCAAACGTTGCTGTTACTGATGATCCCAATAGCGGATCAACTATGTATCCAACGTTTGTATCTGCTACATCAGGCAACCAAGCAATTAGAACTGACAGTAATGGTCTAGTATGGATACCTAGTACTAACAGATTAGGTATTGGTACTACATCTCCTGGTGCAAGATTACATGTACTTAGCTCATCACCGTCGGGTGCAGCAGGAGTACCCGCAAGTACAGACTTATTAATAGATTCGAGCACAAACAGTTATCTAACATTTAGACAAAGTGCAGACATTGGTGCTTACGGTGGTATGCAATGGGTTGATAATAATGTAGGAGCCTACATTGTATTTAGAAATTTCACTGCCAGCGGAACGGCAGTAGGTTCTGACAGTTTAATATACGGAACATACCAAGACCATATCTTCCAAGCCGGAACTAGTGAAACTGTCAACGGCAAGACTGAAGTGATGAGGATCACACAAGCAGGTAACGTTGGCATTGGAGATACAACTCCTACGGAAAAATTAGTAGTTGCTGGTTCAGCAGTTATCACTGGCGGTGTATATGGATCTGAAACAGGTGCTCCAGATGCAAGAATTTGGTCTGTTAGTCCAGCAAATCCTACATGGGGTATTTTCTACAATGAAGGAACACCTGACTATATTGAATATAAAGCAGCTGGAACAGTAACTACCCGGTTTGCACTAGATACAGGAGCAGCACACTTTGGTATAAGCGGTGGCAGTGTGGGTATTGGTACAGATGCACCTGACATAAAATTAGATGTACGTGGAACTGATACAGTTATACAGGCAAGAGAAGACGGAACAAGCAGTGCATGGCGTGCAAGAATTCTTTCTAGAAACTCTTCTGCAAATAAGGCAGCATTTTTAGGAACGTATGCATCTGCACCGGGTGTGTTTGCACATAACTATGCATTAAGTGCATGGGCAGACTTGTATGTTAATACTACTAACGGCAGCGGCGATGGAGCTAACGTTATTCTTGCAGGCGCCGGAAGCGTAGGTATTGGTAATAGTGCCCCTGGTAGAAAGTTAGATGTTAGCGGTGTTACTAACGTCAGTAGTCATATTACACAAGGCACATTAATTTCTAGACCTAACGTATCGTGGGGTGCTAGTGGAACCAGTACAGGTGCTGTAGTTATTAAATTTCCAGGAGGTAGTGGCAACTACGGTATGATACACGCAGTTATCGATATCTATACCTACGATGGGGAAAATGCCAGTACTATTATCATAGGTGGACATAACTGGAACAGTGCGTGGTATAATTTTGGTGCAACTAGAATTGGTGCGTTCAGTAAAGGTGTTCGTCTTGGGTTTAAAGACGGCCAGTACTGTATTGTTTTAGGAACAAATACTAGCACTTGGAGTTATGGTCAGGTAATAGTTAGAAAAATTCAGAACGGTAGTTATTATTCTGGAGTTATGGATCTCGGTGGTACCTACAGCATTGCACAAGATGCAGCAGCTGAATCATATTCCTATATCTCGAGCAATTTGATCACAACTGGCAGTGCTGGCGGCGGTGGCTGGAATTCGGGTAATGATGGTTCTGGTTCTGGATTAGATGCCGACTTGATAGACGGGCTAGATTCAACAGCGTTCTTAAGACGTGATGTTAGTAACTCAATGTTTGCCGGTCAGGGTTCGCAACTGTCGTTTGAAAATCAAGGTAGTTTCTTTAGATTTGCTTTTAACGATCTTAGATTCTATGACTGGAATAACGGAATAGACATATTCGGTCTAGATGAACACGCATACGCTACTACCAGTATGCGAGCACCGATCTTCTACGATCGAAATGATACAAATTATTACCTTGACCCAAGCAGCTACTCTAGATTGCTGTTTACCAGCGTCTATGTTGGACAAGAAAACACTGGAGCTGCTAACAGCAGTATTGATGGTTTAATTTTACGCGGCAACTATAACAGTAATAGTTGGGCACATAAGTTTCACAAATTTGATAACGGCGGTGGAGTTCCGCTGTATTTGTCTACTACTGTAGGTTCAGGTGCTTGGTCGCCAAGGCAAGCATGGGGTAATGGACTATCGTACGATAGCCAGATATTCGGTTCTCTTGGGGCAACAAGTGCTGTATATAGTCCAATATTTTACGACAGCAACGATACAACCTATTATCTAGATCCAGCTGCTGACCTATCATTAAGAGTATATGGTGAAATTAGCAATAGTAATTATGTTCCTGGCAATTTACAACCAGGAGCATTAAATATCGGCCGTACTGACCGAGACTATGGATGGGATAGTACTTCTTGGTCCGGTGATGTACGAGCAGGTATTCTAGCAAATTGTAGCGAGCTGTGGGAATTTGTCATACACGACTCCGGGGATTCCGTTGAGTCTGTATTTAGATACAACGGTGGCGACCAACTATTAATGGGTCGTGATATCGGATGGGGAACATTATATATTGAAGCGGCTAATAGTTTTAGAGCGCCAATATTTTACGACAGCAATAACACTGGCTACTATACTGATCCGGCTAGCACATCAGTTGTTAACAACCTAACTGTTAACGGTACTTTGACCTACACTGGCACAATTGCAGCAGGTGTTGATTATGCAAGACGAATAGACAATGCTTCTCGTACTGCAATATCAGTGGGTGGAAATGCATCAACTTTCTATCCTGTTGTTCTTCAAATTGGCGCAGGTGCAACTGCCCAACAGTACGGTGAATTTGTACTGGAGCGTGGAGGATATGACGACCCTGGTTATACTGGTGTAAACTTCTCAACATTCAACATGAGGATGTCAGTTAAAGCCAGCGGTTGGGGCTTTGGTTCTACTTATGAAAACTGCGAAGCACTGTATCAAAACGTTCAATTGGTTGCAAACTGGCAACAGGTTAGCGAAAGTTCAAGATTAATTATTTGGCTACGTGGTGCAACAGTCTATTATCTATGGAACGTGGTAGGCAATACTACATTGGTTAATGCTAACGCTGCTGGCGGAAACATTGTAGAAACTAATCCTGCATACTATACCTACACATTTACACCGACTACTACTATTCAGCCTAAGGCACAGCACAGCAAGTATTTTAACAGCGGTGCATTCTTTGACGGAAATACTAGAGCAGCTTCATTAGGAGTTGGTACTAATGCTAGCGGAACTAACGGTAGATTAGATGTATCTTCAGATGTCCGTGCTCCTATATATTACGACTTAGATAATACTGGATTTTATTTAGATCCTAACACTACTGGCACCTCTCTTAATATTGCCGGATCAGTTAGGGCAGCAACCCATAATAAACCAGGTTTATTGTCAGTAGCGTCGGGCACTTCATCGTCTGGCGGTTCGATTGCCATACAACAAGAAACTGGTGAAGGATGGACTGGTATATTTTGTGATTTTGAACCTTATACTGGCTGGGGACTATGGCACGATAATCCTAACAATTATTTCTCTTTTACATCTGAATCCGCAACAGGGCAGATAAGATCATTTACAGTTCCTAGTCGTGTATCTGGTAACAGAACAGCTTATGAAAAGTTTAGAGTAGATCAAAACAGCGGTGATACAATTACAGGTGCAATTGGATTTGCGAATGCTTCGTTCCGTGCACCGATATTCTATGATAGCAACGATACAGCATATTACTATGACGGTGCTGGAGTAAACTCTACTAGATTTGAAGGTGTCAATCCTAGAACAATGGCAATGATAGGTCTTTCTGGTCAAACAAGATCAAGTAAAGAATACTATGCAGGTAGACCTCGTATCACAAGCGATCAAGACTACTGGACCGGAGCTCTCGGCTGGGGCACAGTTGATATGAACGAGGTTGGTAACTGGGGTTCAGGATTTTTTGACTCGTGGAGTAACCCCGCTAACCAACCATCAGGCACTTCACACTGGGTAGGCACACAAGCATATCACTACTCAAACGGTTCTGCACGTTACGGCTGGCAGCTAGCAGGCGGTCCGATTAGTAATTTACGTTTTAGAAACACATGGCCTAGTTTTAGTGGCTGGACTACTGTTGCAATGCATGATCGAAATGACGGCAGCGGCGGCGCTTTGTACGCAGGTAGCTATTACGATAGTAATGACACTGCATTCTTTTGCGATCCAAATGGCAGAAGCCGATTATCGTCAATGGATTACGGTAACGGAGGTTACTTTTTTGCAGGCGGTGATTGGGGTTATAGACATAACACTCCGTTTGGTTGGATACAATTCGGCCCTGCAAACACCAGTCATGCACACATTTATACTGATCGTAGTAACTTCTATTTTAACGCACAGCTACAAGTAAATGGTGGTAGTCAGATTAACACTAGCGATATTCGTGCTAACATTTTTTATGATCAGAATGACACTGGTTTTTATACAGATCCAGCAAGTACATCTAGAATGAGAAACATCGATGTGGCATCGGGAGTGCAAACTTCTAACTACTATGATGCTGCAATTGAAATACGTGAATTTAACTTTGGCGGTACGCAAGCTGATACATGGGCAAATGCGCCTCGTCTGGCCTTCCACTGGGGTGGCCGAGTAGCTAGTTCTATTGCTATGGGATCTAACGGTTGGATAGCAATCATGAATAACCCAGGTACGGGTTATGAAAACTTAATTGCCGCCCAGGGATTATTTACAAGTGAAGTCACTGCATACTATTCTGATATACGTCTAAAGACTAAAATTGGAAATTTAGATAATGCTGTAGAAAAAGTCAAAGCTATTGAAACTTTTAAATACGTAAATAACGAATTAGCAAATAGTTTAGGATTTACTGATACTGATATTCACATAGGTGTTAGCGCACAGAGCGTAGAAGCTGTATTGCCAGAAGTAGTAAAACATGCACCGTTTGACATGAAGTCACAAGATGGTGAAACAATAAGTGCAAGCGGCGAATGGTATAAGACTGTTCAGTACGACAAACTAGTTCCGTTATTAATTGAAGCAATTAAAGAACAGCAGACTACTATTGAGCAGATGCGTACAGAGTTAGACGAACTACGTGAATTAAAAGAATTAGTAAAAAAGAGTTTAGGAAAATAAAGAATGGCAAATTCAGATCGCGACATTAGAATAGTACCTGACAGGGGTGTCTCAACGCAACCTGTAATGTTTTTTACTGGTGCTGACAGCTTGTCTAGTGCTACTATTGTTCTAAGGGTGCTTAACTCTAGTACTGATGCAACACTAAGTTTCGAAGGTGACGTAGGACAATTATTCTCAATTACTGACAGTACTTTTGGTCCTGTATTTTCTGTAAATGACATTTCTGGTATACCTAGTATTGAAGTTTTAGATAGTGGCTTAATTAAACTAGCAGAGTATAATGGTCTTGTAAGAATTGGCAGTGCAGTCAATAATGAAAATGCTACTTCAACAACCACTGGAGAACTACAAGTTGTAGGCGGAGTTGGTATATCGAGAGATGTATTTGTCGGTGGTGGCATGACTGTTTCCGGTACTCTAAACGCGGCCGTTATTGCAGGATCTATTACTAATTCTGCCAACGTTGGGGTCACTAATGATTCTGCTAATGCTGCTGCACACTATCTAACATTTGTTTCGGGGACCAGCGGAAACTTACCTATTAAAGTTGATAGTAGTGCCCTAACGTTTGTTCCTAGTACTGATAGTTTAGGTATTGGTACAACAAATCCTTACAGCAGATTGTCCTTGGTCTCTAGTTCAAACACTCAAGGCATCAGTCTGTTTACATCTGCCTATGAAGCAGGACGACAGTGGGGTCATAGAATATGGAAAAATGATGTAGGTGGGGGCATTCCTTTACAAATTGATGCACAAGAAACTACCACATGGTACACTACTGTGCGAATGAGTCACGGTCAAAATAACAACCACCCTGCACTGATAACTTATTACAACACCCAGTTGGCAATGACTAGCGGTAATGTAGGTGTTGGTATTACACCTACAAATAAATTGCATGTTAGCGGCGACTCTAAATTTGCAGGATCATTGGTTGGTTTAAGAAAATATCAAAGCGGCGACGACTATCGAATGGATTTTGTTAAAGCAGATAACGATACTGCTAGCGCAAGATTTGAATGGAACGGGTACAGTAGTCAAACATCCCACCTAATTGACTATTTCTCCATTGGTCTAAATGATGCTGCTTCTGCAATGCAGACTAGATTTCAAATTATGCAAGATGGTCGAATTGGTCTTAACACTACCGATTTTGCCTACACATCTTCTGACAACACCGCAGTAGTTGCAGGCGGTATTGATGCTAACAAAGTATTTGTCAACGGTAGTATTCAGTTAATAGGCAATAATAATGCCATTGTGTTTGGTCGAGGAACTAGCAGTTTCTTAAAAGATGAAGAGTTAGGATTTGGATGGGGCGGCGGCTGGCACATGACTGATGCCACTTATCTACGTTCCAGAAATAATAAACACGTTTACAACGAAGCTCCGTTTAGTGGCAGTAGATTTACTGGATTTAGCACTAGCTATAATCAGCCGAACATGTTTATGCCACGCTGGAATGATACAAACTGGGCGTTTGGATCAGAATCGAACGACAGCAGTGTCTTTTGGATGCAGGTTCAGTATTCGGGTGACGGTAGCCTAAACCGAGGATTCCGTGTTAAAAATGCCAACGGTGGCGCTATATTAATGGCTGTTAACGACAAAATAACTACACACCCGAACACATTCTATCGTACATGGCAGAGTTATACAGGGTCAGATAACGGTCCAATGAAAACTTGGGACGGTGTATTAGTTGCAGGTTCTGATAATACTAGCGCCCAGGCAGTCACTGTTATTGATACCACTGTTCCTCAAGACAGCTATATGATGGGTGGCTTTAGCATTGAGTGGTTTGAAAATTATGCTAGTACTAATGCTAAAACTAGCATAACACTATCAGGATATTGGAACGCACAGAGCAACGGAGGATTTATTGGATGGGAATATACTTCTAGCAATCCTAATATTGTTCCTACTATTCGAGTTGCAAGAAATGTCAGCACCGGTAATACATCATTTATATTAACACACTTTAGTTCTAATTATGCTATTATTTTAGCCAGAGACTTATGGTTGGGTTATAGTGGAGGCGATGCTACTTACGGGTCAGGCTGGACAATTAAACAACAAGCTGATACTACCGGATATACAAACATTGTTTCTGTGACTGCTAGAACTGCAATGCCAGCTGGTAGTGGATCAGGATCAGGATTAAATGCAGATTTGTTAGACGGTATTGACAGTACAGGATTTGTAAGAAGTAATGCTTCTACATCCGGCTATATTAATATTGACGGTGGTACACAGAATTCTCCTACTGATGCAACAGTCTTTATTACAGCAACTAACAACAACGATTGGGGTTTGATTGTTAACAAATTTAACGGCAGTGCAACAGAGTACGGTCAAGAAATTAGAGTCGGATCTGCCGCAGCATACGCATTTAGAGTAATGGGCAGTGGCGCTGAGAAAATGCGTATTAATGGTGAGGGACAGATATTCTCCCCTATCTACTATGACTACAATAATAGCGCATTTTACCTAGATCCGGCTGCTACTGGTACCAGTACTGCTCTAAATCTTGCCGGTCGTATTTCTGTTGGAGTGTTTAATGCATCGACGACAAACTCGGGAGAAGCGTGGATTGGTCGGGCTTCGGACAGAGTTGCTGGTATACTAACAGTCCAACTAGGATCTGGATCTGGTAGAAGATTTGAGGTTGTTGACAGTGGGTGGACAACTGTTGAATTCTCAGCTGACGACGCAGGTGTTGCAACTGCTGCCAGTTCTTTCCGTGCTCCAATTTTTATCGATAGTAATGACACTAACTTTTATGTAGACCCTAACAGCACCAGTAGAATTAGAAAAACTAATTTAATAGCATCGGGGTCTGGTTGGGATGATGGACTGAACTTATATTCATCAGATCAAACTAATAGATGGAATTTATTAGTCGATGACGGCGCAGCTGATTCGTTGAGAATTGCCTATAACACCAGTGAAGCACTGAGCATTAATACTTCTAGGAACGTAACAGCTAACGTAGATATTAGAGCTCCTATCTTCTACGACAGTAACAACACTGCTTTCTACGCCGACCCTGCAAGTACTAGTAGATTTAATGCTATTATTGCAAACAGTATCAATATTTCAGGATCGAGCGGCAGCGCTTCTAACGAGTATATATTCTACTGCGATGCTGCTGCAACACAGGCAAGACGTTTTGAAATTGCAAGAATAGCTATTGATTTTAACGATTGGAATAGCGTAGGCGGATTTGAAGTTGAACTACATGAAAAGTATTTCGGTAGTGGCCTTATTAAAAAGTATACAGTCTACTACGGCTATGTTAGCAACTTCGGAGTTCATTTAACTCACTACAGTGGTTCGGGTTCTAATCAATTTAGAGTTACAACCAGTAGTGAAGTCACAGTTAGCGGAGATCATAGATATATTTCAGTATTTGTTGATGTTGATTATTACAGCGGAGTTACTGCTATTGTAAGGACTACTAGAAATATATCAACTTCTAATCCGCCACCAGTTGGATCAACTTTTATCTTCAGTACACCAACAGTTACTAACATAGCAGGATTCAGTGCCGATAGTACTGTATTTGTTCCAACTATAGTACAAGCTGGCGGCGATTTCCGTGCTCCTATTTTCTACGACAGCAATGATACTACGTATTATGTAGATCCTAATAGTACTTCTATAATAAGAAATTTAGAAGTTAGACTCGGAAGTGATATAAAATTTTACACAAGTGCAGGTAATCTTCGCGGATATATTAATGCATCAGATACTGATGATAATCATTTACAGATTGCAACGTCTGGCGGTGAAGATATAGTCTTTAAAGATGCAGGATTATCAGGAACAAGAAATCTTGTAATACGAGCAGGAAATGCAGGTACTGAAGCATACGGATCAATGAGATCCCCAATTTTCTACGACAGTAATAATACTAGCTTTTATTTAGATCCTGCAAGTACATCTGAATTAAATCGTATTAATACAGTTCGTGCAAATAATTTCTTGTACCTGGATAACAATTACGGACACTCTATTGTAGGTGTATATGCGTCTACAAGATATCAAGGTGTGTTTGCCATGGGAGATGCATACAAACTCCCAGCAGACGGTACAGGTCCCAGCAACCTATATGGTATTGCATGGAGTCACCCTAACGCAGGGGGTGTTGCAGGCAACTTGAATACACACGGTGCTCTAATCATGGAGAACGGAACATTCTTGGCAGCATTGTCGGGTAGTATTCGTGCTCGTGATGATATGCGTGCTCCAATATTCTACGATAGCAATAATACTTCATATTATACAGATCCGGCTGGGACTAGCAGATTAAATGCATTAACTGTTGATGGACTTAATATGACTAACGGGAGAGTTAGTACAGGACAAACTGCTCCCCAAGGACACTACTCAACCGGGGACGAAGTATTTTCTATCGATACTACATGGACTAATGCTCAACTACAGGCCTATTTTAACAGCGGTAGTGTAAGTTGGGTAGCAGATAGTACAGCACCGGGTGGATATGCAATATCTATAGTTGGTAATGTTAACGTCGGTGGAGTATATGGATCAGGCTTTCCTTATATTCCTGTAGATACTGATGATATTTTCTATATGGAATGCTGGATACGATCTGTATCTGGATCTAACGGTCATTACATGGGGTCCAATGAGTTCAACGAATCATTTAGTAGCTTAGGTGGAAATCCGGGAAGTTTTGGATACTGGACAATGTCAAACACGTTTCCTGGATCGTCGTGGACTAGGGTTAGCGGGTACATTACTGGGTTCAATGCATCTAATACTGGAGCATTTGAAGTCGGAACTAAGTATTGGACTCCAATGGCACTGTTTAACTATTCAGGGGGCGGAACTAGTTATATTAGCGGATGGAAGGCAATTAGAGTTAACAGACAAGGACCTTTAGTTGTTAATTTACCAACTAACGCTCCTGTATTGGGTGTAGGTAATTCCTTGATGCAGACGCTAACTGTTAAGAAACAAGGGCAGAGTCAATTAAATTTTGGTTCATATCCTGGCAGTTGGAGTCCTGCAATACAATTACAGAATAACGACAATACTCGAATGTTATGGTTTGGATCTTTAGATTCTGCCAACCGACCTAGGATTAGATCCGGTGCTGCTGGTTTAGATATCTACACAAACGGATCAACAACCGACACCGGAACATATAGTGCAACATTTGAAAGTGGTAGTGTACGGGCACCTATATTCTATGACTTAGATAATACCGGCTATTACTTAGACCCTACAAGTATCACATCACTTAGAACAGTAGGATCTTGGCGTGCAGATTCATCATCTTGGGATGGAGAATTTTCAGGTAAAATTCAGTATCATTCTAGCAACTGGTACTTCCAATATGCGAGTCAGTTTATCTTTAGGAATTCAGGCGGAAGCAACGTTTTCTATGGAGATACTTCTGGAAATAGTTGGTCTATAGCATCTAGTCGGGCACCGATATTCTACGATACTGACAATACAGGATATTATGTAGATCCAGCAAGTACAAGCAACTTAAATACTGTTAGGATGGTAGGAAATTTAACTATAAACAATAGTAGTCCTACAATTTATCTACAAGATACTGATCATAACGTATCAATGATTCACTGTAACAGCAACATATTTTATGTTCTTAGAGGTGCGACTAACTCTACTTCGTGGGCAACAACTAACGGCTATTGGCCTTTAGAAATTAACCTAACTAATAATGATGCACTATTTGGTAGAAACTTAACTGCGGTTGCAGAAGTTACTGCATACTCTGATATTAGATTAAAGAAAAATGTTGAAACTATTTCAGATGCATTAACAAAAGTAATGGGTCTTCGTGGTGTAACTTATTACAGAAAGGATATAGATGATGATAAACGACACATTGGTGTTATCGCTCAAGAAATCCAAGAAATACTACCAGAAGTAGTATCAGAATCCAAAGATAACAACGACGAAACAGTTTCTACACTATCTGTATCTTACGGAAATATCACCGCTGTGCTCATCGAAGCAATAAAAGAGCAACAAAAGATTATTGAAGAACAAGGGAAACGAATCAGTGACCTTGAAAATTTAATAAATAAAAGCAATAATACCTAACAATGGGAGTAATTATGTCACTAACTTATACCTGGTCAATCACAGGAATGAAAACAAACGAAAACGATGCAGTTGTCCAAACTTACTGGAAAAAGGTAGGAACTGATGCAGATGGAAATACCGGAACATTCTCTGGCGCAACTCCCTTCAAAGTAACAGAAGGGCAAGAACTTATTCCTTTAGATCGTTTAACTGAAGCGCAAGTATTAGATTGGATTAAATCTGTAGTTGTTGGCGATTATGAGCAACACGTAAACGGTCAAATCTTAAAGGATCTTAACCGTAGCAAGGCCGTAGTCAAAGATATTAAACTACCATGGGCACCTGAAGAACCAGCAGCTCCAGTAGTTAACGATCAACCCGCAGTATAATACAACTCACATTTTAATATAACAAAGGATTCGGCCTATAAATAGGCAGACTGAATAAAGAATATGCCAGGAGTTTTTGGAGCCAGTACATTGCCCATGGCAATGGGTCGTGTTAATCGTGCATTGTATAACAATGGTATTCCTCCCGGTTTTGGAGTACAATTGCGCGGTCGACTAGGCGCATATTATGGCCTTGGTGGCAGTTCAAACATTCGCCTATATGCAACTTTTGCCGGTCGATCTTATCCTCATACATATTAAAATGAAAACAGAAAACATTACCAACGTACTATCACAGTTAAGAGCCTGCCCTAGCAAATGGGAACTGGATAATATTACATGGGCAGATAGAACAACTGATCCTCAAGTTTTGTCTAAATTTCTTCAACGAATTGAAGAATTACAACAGGCTAGCTCTATTGCTGCAAGACAAGAGTTAGAGATTCTTTTAGAATTGCTAGAAGAAATTAATGAAGACGAAGTTGCATTGCTTATTGATCAAACAGAAGACGCTGCAAAGTCTCAATACATCGAGAAACTTGCAAGAGTTAGTGCTGTTGAAATTCTAGCCGATAACAAACTAAGTTTTGCCACAGTTAAGGCTACATGTAAATTAGGCCACAGTGATTTTATTTTGTGTGCAACTCGTGCTCAAGAATTAATTACAGCCGTACAAAGCATGATGATTAAAAGTGAATCATTAAGCCAAGACATTCCGCAAGCATGACACATCAATCAGTATTTTCTTCTTCAAAATGGTCAGTTAAAAAAAATAAATTAGCAGTATGTATTCCTACTAGAGACACATTGCACTCTGCACATGCTATGTGTCTACTAGAGTTAGTAAAATTTAACACAATGAGCAATATAGACACTCATGTGTTTATGAATGCAAGTACTGTGCTACTTACTCAACGAGAACAATTAGCAACTTCTGCAATAGAGTTAGATTCGGAATATGTACTATGGTTAGACAGTGACATGACCTTTCCTTCTACAACTGCGGTTAGATTACTAGCTCACAATGAGCCTGTAGTTGCTGCTAACTATGTCAGACGAACTAGTCCTTTAAAAGGAGTTGCATATACGTCAATAGGGGACTGGAGTTCTTGGTTACCTTTTGACAAGACTGCATCTCTTGCAGAAGTTGAGGGTGTTGGAATGGGCTGCTTCTTAATGAAAACTGAAATTTTTGCAAAAATTGCAAAGCCCTGGTTTGAATTTAGATGGACACCTGAATCAAATGATTACCTTGGCGAAGATATGATTCTGTGTGAAAAAATTGCAGATGCGGGTTATAAAATTAAAATAGACACAGCATTAAGTCACGAAATTCGTCACCTTGGTACATACGGTTTTGGTCCAAGCAACTTAGCATAAGTCTAGTAATAATTCTAATTTTGCTCTAATAATCTTATTATTAAAACTGTTTTTTACACCTTGGTGTAATGGCTTAGGCCACGCATTATAATCACACCAAGCGTATCCTGAATGTTCTTTGTTAAGAACTGGAATAAATTCTTTGTCAACTAACAATACGTAAGTGTTATATTGAAAGTGTTGATCGTTACTAATAAACAATTCTAGGGGAATTATTTTTTTAATTACAGGAGACTTTCCTATCTCTTCTTCAATTTCTCTCTTTAACACATCGACTGGTGTTAAGTCAGATGGTTCTTTTCTTCCTCCAACTAGCCCCCAAGTACCAGCAGTTTTACCTTGAGTTCTTGATAAAAATAAAAATCGTTTAGTGTCTTTAGCTAAAAATAATCCGCCGCTGCAAATGATTTGATTTAGAGTACTAGTCGCCATAACTGTTTATCATATACGCCTTCATAAGTTTTAGACCAAGTACTTTGATCCCACTTATATTGCGTTCCTGTATATGAATTAGTTATGTAAATGACCTCTGACTGTGCTGTAGAATCGAATACGATAGTCCATGCGGTACCATTCCACTCAATAATGTCATTGGCATGAGCTTGAAAATCTGTATTATTAGAATTTTTCCATGCGTCTGGACCATCGTACCCGGGGGTACCGAATTGCGAGTTGATATTAATATCTTCTAATATTAGATACCTAGTGCCTGTAACTGGATTAGGAGAGAATGTTTCGGGATTGATAATAGCATCTACAGATCCGCGACCACTGATAATAGTGTTACTAGGAACAGTATCTGTATCGATGTTTAACAACATCTTAGTTTCGTCAGCGGGATCGAGACTAATATAGGCCACTACTTCAGTGTCGTCTGGCTGTGAAAATCTTAACTGACTTAATCCTGCTCTAAATTTTCCAGGATGCATGTCTAACAGCTTAGTCCATGCAGCAACATTGTCTGGATTTGTAACATCAATACCGTCACCTTGATTATTTGCATGAATTAATTTTGCAGTATTATTGAATATCAGCAAGTCGTAATTGCCAGCAGTGACTGTTATTGTAGCGTCAGGGGATATTTCTCCAAATACTTCAACAGCACCTTCCTTATCATAGATTGAATTGATTGTACCTTGATTTACAGCATAGACATTGCTGATAATTTTTGTAATAATTCCTAACTTTTTAACTTTAGCAGGCGGAGTTATCCACACTGGTGCAGTAAATGTCATAGTCATAATGTCAATGTCTTCACTAACACCCTGCGGTACAGTTCTAGAACTCCATGTTTGATTAGTTAAGTCTAACGTAGTCAAACTGGTCCAGTCAACATAGTTGTCAGTTGTTTGAATTTCAAAGCTGGGATTAAATAATACTGCTAACTGTTCCCATAGTTGCAACTTCATTTCTGTATTAGTTGTCCATATATCCGCATTAAAAGTAATCAACCAAGGACTAGGCATCATACGTTCAACGGTATAGTTACTGCCTTGAATATTCAAATACTCTTGACCGTTCTCATCCCACTCGCGTTCGCGAATATGTATCTTACTGACAAAGGTAGGATCCTGCATACGTGGGCGATCAAACTGTAGGTCTTTGATATAGCAGGCAATAAACGGAGCACTAGGAATAACGTTCTCACTATTCTTTCTTAGAATGGATGCTACTTGTCTGCTCATATCTCCGTATCGAACAGGTACTTGAACTAACTGCCCTTTAGAATCTTTGTAGGCAAAGTTGCTCATGACATTCATGAACTGTGTTAGGTATCTGCGTACTTGACCGTCGTAAAAATGATCCATTTTAATTGTCTGCCTTTGGTTTTAATGCCTTGCTCAATGCTTGACGCTCTTGCACAACTTGACCTGCAATGGTTGCAGTATTAGTATTATTGATAAACGATGCCTTTTGTGTTCTTCTAACCTTAGTAGGATCGTTAGTCTGTGTTGCACCACTTTGGTTAACAGTCATTCGAACATTGTCTTCGAATTTAATCCAGTGTCTTCCGTCATACCTAAACAATCTATTAGGCATGTAATCTGTTCTAAGATAAAACTGTCCTTTTACTGGACTGCTAGGGAATGTAATTCCAAATCCATAAGGAGCACCGTTAGGCGGAATGCCGTCACCAGTTAGGTAGCCTACATAATAATTGTGATCAGGTGAATTCAATACTATACTGGCATCTAATGCAGGGTTATCAATACTAGCGTCATCAATAGTGTTAGATACATCTGCAACGTCAACAGTTTCTTTATTTTTTAATGGCACAACATATAGATGTTCGGTATCGTATCCGCTTTTTCCTACATCAGCTTCTGCTTGAGCAACAATCTGATTATTGATATCAATACTAGTTTGTACATTAGAAATTAAATCTCTAATAGTATCTCCTGTATCATCTCCGTTTGCATCTAATAGCGGCTTGTCTAATATTTCTTTAAATTCTTGTGTATCAACCAACGGCTGACATTTAGCACGTAGCAGGTGCGGGTACCATGTTTGACTGTATCCGCTTGCAGGGCGAGTCACTTCGCTGACTACGTAGAAACGTTTTAGTGCAACTGCATCATCTCCCAGTGCATATTCATCTTTCTGATGCGGTAATTCTATAACATCACCTGCCATAATTTTTCTGCCTACTGCATCATATGTGCCTCTCAAGTGAAAGGTAATCATTATGTTGTCATTTTGCAGGAATAACCCAAATTGACTAAGGTTAAAGTCAATATCCTGCAAGGTATAAATTCCACGTAAAACATAAACATCGGGCGCATAGCTACGATCTCTGTTTTCCATGAATAATAAATCTTGTATGCCGAGCTCAGGAACACTTGATCCGCTTTGATCAGGAGTTAAAGGAGTTGCTTCCCCTTCTGCAGGTGCAGTGGGTCCGAGATATTTGTGCAAAAATACATCAGTTCCGCCCACTTGGAACTGTTCGTTAATTGCACGATCTAAGAACTTGAAATCATTGCCCTTTTCAGGACGGTACATTGAGAGTCTTGGCATAGTCTTGTATTTATGGCTAAATATCGTTATGACTGAGAACGAAAACGAACGCCAAAAGATAGTTGACTACTGCAAGCTCATGCTGGGCGACGGTATGGTTGACGTCGAATTAGACCCTGCCCACTATAATACTGCAATTGACCGTGCTTTAAACAAGTTCCGTCAACGCAGTAGTAATGCAGTTGAAGAGAGCTATGCATTTTTAACTGTTGAGGTGGATAGAAATGACTACACACTACCGTCAGAAGTGATGGCAGTACGTCAAATCTTTAGACGCAGCATTGGTTCTAGGTCAGGTGGTGGACAAGGTGGTACACTATTTGAACCATTTAACCTTGCTTATTCCAACACTTATTTGTTAACTGCTACAAACATGGGTGGCCTAGCCACTTATTATGCCTTTGCAAGCTATCAGAAACAAGTCGGCA